ACGGCGGCGGCTTTGTCGTTGGTTTCTGCGTTCGTCATGGTGTTTCTGGTCATCCTTTTCTGCGCTTGCTTCGCGCATGACGATTCATCACTCCGGTGCGCCGGAAAGGCAAGGGAAAAGTGACCGGTCACGGAACGCTTTCTAGTGAGGCGAACACGTGGCGATCCTGAGCCAACGGGCCTACGCGCGCCATCGCGGAGTCGCGGTATCCGCCGTACAGAAGGCGATTGAAACGGGGCGCATCTCGACACAGCCAGACGGACGGATCGACTCCGAACAGGCCGATGTCGAGTGGGAGCAGAATACAACGCGGCACGCGCCACCAATCGCCACGCGTGGCCAGGAAGAGGATGATGTCTCGATCTTCGGCGCTTCGCAGTACGCGAAGGCGCGCGCCGTACGGGAACACTACCAGGCGCGACTCGCCAAGATCGAGTACGAAGAACGCGTGGCGACGCTGGTCCCCAAGAACGAGGTCCAGGTTGCCGCGTTCAACAAGTTTCGGCAGTTCCGCGACCACATGCTGAACATCCCGGATCGGGTGGCTGCGATGGTGGCGGCCGAAACCGAAGCGGCGAAGTGTTACGAGGTACTGGCCAACGAGATCCGCAGGGCGCTGAATGAGTTTGCAGACTCCAACGGCTGAAGAGATCTACTCAGCAGCGGCGGCTGCCGGCGCGCGGCCGGACCCGATGCTGACGATCTCGCAGTGGGCTGACAAGTACCGCTCGCTATCGCAGCGGGCGTCGGCTGAGTCAGGCCCATGGCGCACGGATCGCACACCGTACTTGCGCGAGATCATGGACTGCCTTTCGCCGTCCTCGCCCGTGGAGCGAACGGTCTTCATGAAAGGTGCGCAGATCGGCGGGACGGAGTGCGGCAACAACTGGATCGGCTATGTGATCCACCAGGCGCCCGGCCCCATGATGGCGATCCAGCCCACTGTGGAGATGGCCAAGCGCAACTCGAAGCAACGCATCGACCCGCTGATCGAGGAGTCGGAAGTTCTGCGGGCACTGGTGAGCGACCCGCGATCGCGCGACTCGGGGAACACGGTCCTATCGAAGGAGTTCCCTGGCGGTGTGCTGGTGATGACCGGCGCGAACTCCGCGGTGGGCCTTCGGTCGATGGCGGCGCGGTACCTCTTCCTGGACGAGGTGGACGGGTATCCCGGCGATGTCGAGGGCGAGGGCGATCCGGTCAATCTGGCGACCGCCCGCACAAGAACGTTCGCGCGCCGGAAGATCTTCATGTGCTCGACGCCGAAGATCACGGGCATGTCCCGGATCGAGGCAGCGTATGAAGAGAGCGACAAACGGTTGTACTGGGTGCCGTGCCCAGTCTGCCGCGAGTTCCAGACGCTGAAGTTCGCGCAGTTGCGCTGGCCCAAGGGGGAAACAGAAAAGGTCGTTTACGTTTGCGAGCATTGCGGGCAGGAGATCCACAACCACCACAAGCAGTCGATGCTCGCGTGCGGCGAGTGGCGGCGCAGCGCTATTGGTGACGGCAAGACCGCTGGCTTCCATCTCTCCAGCCTGTACTCGCCGGTTGGCTGGTTCGCCTGGGCGGACGCGGCCAAGCAGTTCGAGCAGGCCCAAAAGAATCCGGCGCTGCTTCAGGTCTTCGTCAACACCGTGCTTGGCGAAACGTGGACGCTGCTTGGCGAGGCTCCTGAGTGGCAGAAGCTGTATGACCGGCGCGAGCCCTACAAGGTCGGAACGGTGCCGCGCGGCGGATTGTTCCTCACGGCTGGTGCGGACGTGCAGAAGGACCGCATCGAAGTCGAAATTACCGCCTGGGGCCGTGGAAAGGAATCGTGGTCCGTCGATTACCGAGTCTTCGAAGGGGACACATCACGGGCGCAGGTTTGGGATAAGCTCACCGGCCTGCTGAACGAATCCTTCCCTACCGAATCCGCTCTGGAACTGCCTATCTTGCAGCTCGCCGTCGATTCGGGCTTCGCCACGATCGAGGTCTACCAGTGGGCGCGGCGACAGGGCGGGCGCGTGCTGGTGATCAAAGGCGACTCGCGGACGCCCGCGCTCATCGGGCCGGCGTCTCCTGTTGAGGTTGGGCCGGCGGGCGCGAAGCTGAAGCGCGGCGTTCGGGTGTGGCCGGTCAACTCCGGCATGGCCAAGGAAGAGTTGTACCGGTGGCTGCGACAAGATCGGCCTACGGATGAGGACGTCGCGAAGGGAGTTCGTTTCCCTCCGGGATATTGCCACTTCCCGCGCTACAGCGAAGAGTACTTCAAGCAGATCACCGCCGAGCAACTGGTGACGAAGATCGTCAAGGGCTATCGCCGCCACGAATGGCAGAAGATGCGCGAGCGCAATGAGTCGCTCGATTGCCGCGTGTACGCGCGCGCGGCGGCTGGACGGGTCGGCATCGACCGCTTCCAGGAGAAGCACTGGGCCGACCTCGAGCGTCGCGTGGGCGCGCCTCCGGCGAAAGAAGTGAAACAGCCGCAGCAACCGCCGCGCACGGACGGTAAGCAAGCCTCTCGGAACCGCGTGCGCTTCAGGATGGATCTCTAATGGCATTCACTCAGTCCGACCTCGATGCTCTCGACGCCGCGCGCAAGCAGGGCGCCAGGCGAGTCCGGTTTCAGGATCGCGAGTTCGAATTCGATTCCGTCGACGACTACCTCAAGCTCCGGAATCTCATCCTGAATGACATCGCCCAGCAGAGCGGGCCGCAGCAAGTACGCCAGGTGCGGATCTACACGACCAATGGTTGGGGGCAGTAGTGGATCGGCTCGCGCGACTGGCCACGGCCACGCGTGGTTTGGGCGACCAGTTCGTTGCAGCGTGCCGGAAGGAAACGCCCGCCGTTCTCGAAAAGATCTTATTCTTCGGCGGCATGGGCTCCGTCGTGTGGGGCTGCTGGATGGTATATCGCCCACTCGGTCCAATCATCGGCGGCGTGCTGGCTGTCTGGCTTGGAATGTTGATCTCGGTGGAGCGCAATGAACCTGGTCCGTAGGGCCGCCGCGATGACCATCGCACCGCCGCGCACCCGTGCCATGGGGACGTTCCCATTCGATGCTGCTGGCCGTGGGCGTCGGGGAATCGGATGGAATCCGCCGTTCCTCGGTCTGAACACGCTGCTGTTTTCGCACGGCCTGGAGTTGCAGGCGCGGAACCGGGATGCGGTTCGAAACAGCGCGTGGGCGTCGGGGGCCGTGGACTCCTACGTCGCCAACGCGATTGGCCGCGGCATTCGCCTCGTGCCGCACCATCCGGACGAACAGGTGCGCGACCTGATCACCAGGAAATGGAATCGATGGACACGCGAATGCGATGTCGAGTACGACCCGCGGAATCCTGCGTCGGGCCAGACGGACTTTTACGGCCAGCAGATGGTGATTGCCCGCGAAGTCATGGAGGCCGGCGAGTGCTTCGTGCGGTTCCGGCCGCGTTCGGTGAAGGAAGGACTCACGGTTCCGTTGCAACTTCAACTCATCGAGGCCGAGCAGCTACCGTTGTGGCGCACGGCTATCGAGCAGATGCCGCCGAAAAACTCGGTGCGGTGCGGCATCGAGTTTCAGACCGATGGGCGACGCGCAGCTTACCACTTCTGGAAGGCGCATCCGGGCGAAACGATGTTCTTCCCGATGGACGCACTCTCGGTGGAGCGCGTGCCTGCCACCGACGTGTTGCACGTCTACAAACCGATTCGCGCCGGACAGTTTCGAGGCCAGCCGTGGCTCACGTCGGTAATCGCGAAGCTCTACGAACTGGAGCAATACACCGACGCGGAAATCGTCCGCAAGAAACTGGCAGCGATGATCACCGGGTTTATCACGCAAGCCAGCCCGGACAACCCGATCATCCCGCCGGACCAGTATCAGAACGGGCCGACTCAGACGGAGCCGGGGGCGCAGATCAGCAAGCTCGAACCCGGCACGTTTCAGGTGTTGAACTTCGGCGAAGAGGTTCAGTTTGCGGAGGCGAAAGACAGCGGCGATTTCAAATCGTTCATCCGGAGTTGCCTGCAAGCCTTCGCGAGCGGGGCCGGGCTCGCCGAGTACCAGATCAGCGGCGACCTGTCGGGGATCAACTACTCTTCGATCCGCGCGGGCCTGCTGGAGTTCCGCCGCAAGTGCGAGCAGTACCAGCATTCGGTTTTCATTTTCCAGGTTTGCCACCCCGTGTACAAGCGCTGGTTGCGCGAGGCCATGCTGGCGCTGGTGTTCGGCGTTGACCTGTTGAACGCCTACAGCAAAGATCCCGAGCCATTTGAGGAAGTGCAGTGGGTCACGCCCGGCTGGCCGTGGGTCGATCCCGAGAAGGACATCAAGGCTTCCAATGATGCGATCCGCAGCGGCCTCTCCACGCGTTCCGCCGAGGTCGCGGCGCAAGGGCGCGACGCCGGTGCCGTTGATGCGGAACAGGCGGCCGACAACAAGCGTGCCGACAAACTTGGGCTGTCCTACGACAGCGATGGACGTAAGGTGCTCACCGGGCGCAACGCCGGACTGACCGAGAGCGAGATCCAGACGGATGCCGCAAAGGGAGAGGTGGACGTCAAGCCGTGAAGAATCTGACTCGCCTTGCATCGCGGTTCGTGAACACGCCGCTCATGATCCATCCGCCCAAGCTGGACGTGATGGTTCAGGCGCTGGCTCCACGGCTGGGGATCATTCCGGTGGCCGACGTGAAGCACCCGGAACCATTCGCCGCCGCGTATATCGAGGAGGCCGGTGACAGCGACTACCAGGTGATCGACGGCATTGCGATCATTCCGATTCAGGGAGTCCTGACGAAGAAGGAGTCGTGGGTTTCGGCTTTCAGTGGTTGCAGTTCCTATGACCTGATTGGCCGGTACGTTCAGGACGCGGTGAACGACGCTGCGGTGCGCGCGATCCTGTTGCAGGTTGACTCACCTGGCGGCGAGACCACCGGATGCCTGGAGCTGTCCGATTACATCTACTCGCTACGCGGCGCGAAACCGATCTACGCGGTCGCCGACGACTTCGCATTCTCGGCGGCCTATGCCCTGACCAGCGCAGCCGACAAGATCTTCGTCACGCGCATGGGAGCGGTTGGCTCGGTCGGCGTTGTCGTGCTGCACACCGAGGATTCGAAGTTTAACGACGAGCAGGGATTCAAGTACACCTACATCTTCAAAGGCGACAGGAAGGTTGACGCGAACCCGCACGAACCGCTCTCGGAGCGGGCGCAGAAAGATATCCAGTCCGAGATCGACCGGCAGTATGACCAGTTCGTAGCAACGGTAGCGCGGAATCGGAAGGTCGCCGCCGAAAAGATTATCGCGACGCAGGCTGGCGTGTACTGGGCGGAAAACACCGTTCCGCTCCTGGCCGACGAGGTCGGAACGTTCGGCCAAGCCATGAACGCGCTTCGCCAACTGCTCGGCGAGCCGGTTCAGAGTTCAACGGCGGCGATTGCCGCAATATCCAAACCCAAGGAGGTAACAGCAAGTATGCCCGATGAAACGCTGACAATCGCCCCTCAAGGCACTAAGCCGGATGACGGCGACAACAAAGACGATGACGAGTCGAAGTTCTGCCATGCGTGTGGAACCAAGCTCCGCGAAGACGCAAGGTTCTGCCACGCGTGTGGCGCGAAGATCGAGGACGAATCCAAGAAGCCGGAAGGTGCGGCCCCGCTCGCCGGCCTCTCTGCCGTGGTCGGCGAGCCGCTCAAAATGCGTCCCGAAGGCGACATCGAAGCCATCGGCGCGTTGTGCAAGATGGCCGGTTGTCCCGACAAGGCCGCGGAATTCCTCACCAAGAAGAAGTCCAGCGGCCAATATTTCAGCGTCGCGGAAATCAGTGAAGAGCTGACTGCCGCCCGCGTGATCGAAAGCGAGAGGAGCATGATCACTTCCCACGTCAACCCCAACCAGGGCGCGGTCGGCTCGCTTCAGGAACTTGAAGCCCAAGCCACCGGCTATGCCCGCCACAATCGCGGCAAAGAGACTCCGAATCTTTACGCCGAAAGCGGTACCACCAAGCTGACCAAGGAGCGCGCCTACGCCCAGATGCTCGAAGAGCATCCCGAGGTTTACGGCGCATTCGTGGCGCAGCACAACGCGAAGGGCCTGATCGCCACGCTCGAGCGAGCCGGCGTTCGCCTGGCGCGATAGCGCGAAAGGAGACCAACAGACATGGCATTCGAACAGACATTACGTTCAGTAGGCCTTCCGGCGGCGGCGGACCTCACGAGCGGCGGAACTGTGAATCCGCAGTTCTACTTCGTGACCGTCAATTCGTCCGGACAGATCAACTTCACAGGGGCTGGCGCTGTCGCCGATGGCGTGGTCCAGGACAAGCCCAACGCGCAGGGAGTCGAGGGCGAGGTCGCGATCCTCGGCATCACCAAGCTGGTGACCGGCGCTGCGGTCAACAACGGCGACCCGCTCATGGCCAACGCCAGCGGCCAGGCGATCACTGCAACCAGCGGTAACTTCGTGCGGGCGCGCGCGCTGGCGGCTTCGGGAGGCGCGGGCGTGATCATTCCCGCGCTGCTTCTCGGCCCTTACAAGATGTAGCCGTCAGCGGCTCACAACAACTCAAAGGAGAAATAACAAATGCCTCAGCCAACACTACAAGACGTTCACGTCAATCGGCCGCTGACGAACATTTCCGTGGCCTACCTTCAGGAGGCCGCCGGAGTGGAATTCGTCGCTGACAAGGCCTTTCCGGCGGTCCCGGTCGAAAACAAAAGCGACCTCTACTACACCTACGCGCGTGCGGACTTTAACCGCGACGAGATGCAGAAGCGCGCGCTGTCCACCGAGTCCGCCGGCACGGGCTACAACGTGAATTCCACCGGCACGTACAACTGCGACGTCTGGTCGCTGCACAAGGACGTGGATGACCAGATCCGCTCCAACAGCGACTCGCCGCTCGCACCCGACCGCGACGCGACCATTTTCCTGACGCAGAAGGCCCTGATCCGGCGCGAGAACCAGTGGGTGTCGAAGTTCTTCGGCACCGGCATCTGGACCAACAACGTCAGCGGCCAGGCGACCGCGGACTCTACGCACGTCGTCTATTGGGACGCCGCGAACTATCCGAACGGCAACCCCATCACCGACATTCGCCACGCGAAGACCCAGATGCGGCTGTCGAGCGGCGGTTTCGCGCCCAACATTTTCGTGATCAGCCGCCCGGTGTTCGATAAGCTCGTGGATCACCCCGACTTCATCGACCGCACTAAGTACGGGCAGACCGCGCCGAACCCTGCAGTGGCCACTCGCCAGATCATGGCCGAGATTCTCGAACTGGAGGATGTCCTGGTCATCGATGCCGTCTACAACACGGCGGCGGAAGGTGCGGCCGAATCCAACTCCTTCATCGGTGGCCTGAGCGCGGCGCTGTTTTACCGCCCGAAGAATGCCGGCTTGATGACCCCCAGCGCTGGGTATGTGTTCAACTGGACCGGATTGATTGGAACGACGGGTGGCGCGGGCGTCCGCATCAAGACGTTCCGCATGGAGCACCTGGCTTCGGATCGCGTGGAGATCGACTCGGCCTTCGATATGCGCCTGGTCTCTGCGGATCTCGGCTTCTTCTTCAACAACGTGATCTCGGCGGTGTAATTATGATGCTTCGCCGTGAATCGTGGGCGCGTCTGACCAGAGGCCGCGTTCCGCCCCTCTTCGTCCTGCGCCCGTTGCAGGGCTTCACTTCCCCCGACATCGGCGACGAGTATCCCGCTCCCGATGCCACAAACAAAGTCCAGTTGACGCGCGCACGGCAGCTCTACGAGCAGCGCCGGATCGGGACTCAGGCAGAGGCGGATCGGGCGCTCTCCAGGTTTCCCAAACAGGAACCGGCCAAGCCGGGAAAGGAGAAACGACATGGCAGTCAAAGTGGAAAAAACGCCCGTTAATGCTCCGGAGTTTCAGAGCGCGGGTCCGCAGCCCAATTTCAAAGGCAGTTACCCGTCGAAGCAGAAACAGTTCTTGTCGGCGGTCCAGACAGGCACTGGTGCGTCGCAGAACATCGCACATGGGTTGGGCGCGGTGCCTGCGGGCGTACTGGTCTCCTGCACGGACAACAGCGGGAGCACCAACGTCTTCACGGTCGCCGAAGGAACGCACGACGCAACCAACGTGAAGGTGACGGTGACGACGGGGGCCAAGTTCAAGGTTCTGGCCTGGCTCTGATTCCGATGAAAGCGAAATCGTTCGGAAAGATCCCCGTCCCGACGCCTGGCACGCCGGTTCCCGTTACCGGCGACGCGAATCTGCGTGTAGAGCGGCTGCGCTTCGCCGCAGTGATCGGCGAGACCGGGCGTGTGTTTCTCGGCGTCTCCGGTATGAACAAGGCGAACGGCACGGGCGTGGTCAAAGAATTCTGGCCCACGGGTTCCGGTGGCGGCGTCGCGGATGCGTTCGATATCTGGGCGGAAGACTCCCGGCATTTGCTTGTGCCCGCGGACTACTACGTCGATGCCAACAACGCTGGCGAAGGACTAATCGTCGCCTATTGGACGTGAGGCTACCACCATGCCGAACTGGCCCACAATCGAAGGCATCGTCGACGGCGTCATGTTGAAGACGTTCGGCGAGCTGGTGGTGTATCAGCCGGTGCGGGCCGCCGCGGCGCAAGGGAATCCGTTTACGGTGACAGCCATCCGCCATCTGAGACCCCGCGACGAGTCGGGCGCGACGGCGAGCTTCGAAGAGATCTCCGTTGACCCATCCGACTTCACGAATCCCCCGGCAAAAGGTGATTGGGTGACTGCCTGGGGCACGCAATTCGTGGTAACCACGGTGCGCCAACCCGACGCCTACGGCATGCTCAACCTGGCACTTCTCCAGCGCTCGTGATCAATCCGAAAACAATACTTGGCGAATGGGTGACCGCGCTTCAGTCCTGCCCGGACTTGGTCACCGCGATCGGTGGCGACGCCGACGATATCCGCGCGTTCATGGAAGGGTTGGCGACCGACAATAATCTGCGTCTGGCCGTCCTGCAGATGCCGCCCGGCTCGATCCTGGTTGCCTGGAACGGCACCACGCCACGGCGTCTCGCGGGCGGGGCGCTGCACTTCGCGCATCGCTTCTCGCTCTATCTGCGCGCGCCGGAGCAGGATTCCACTGCCACGTACGCCGATCTGTTCTGGCTGCTGGTGAGCGCCAAGCCAACGGGCGCCCCATCGTGGGAATCGCTTCTGCATTTGCAGATCGATCCCGATTGCTACCCGATGGACATGGACCTGCCGTCCGCTCAGCGAAACACCGTTGTGGTGAGCGCGGAGGGGGCAACGCTCGATTACTTCGAAGTGCAGGCAACGCTCGTGGAGCAAGGCAATCCCGGCGGGGAATGAGGAGAACGTTATGGATTCAGTTTTCATGCGATCGCCGGAAGGCGAAGTGAAGGAAGTCGAGGCGACCGCCGAAAAGCTCACGCCGCTGATGGTCGCCGGGTGGCACCAGGTTCCAGCGCCCGTTGTGGCGAACCAGAAGCCGGTAGTCGCGGCAGAGGAGGAAAAGTTACATGGCGAACATCAATGAACTGCTGAACGGTTGGGGATTCGGTAAACAGACCGCCATCGGAACGGCGAATTTGGTCGCCGCCATCTGGCGTCACACCAATCTGAACACCAAGCCGTGGGCGAAGGTCCCGGTGAACGAGGATGACAGGGCGGAGATCGGAAAGGGACATGAGTTCCCGACGCAACTCTTCAGGTCGCACTACAACATGCCGACCTACGAGATCTCGAAGTACGCCTCGTCGGAGTTCCTGGCCTGGGCGATGTCCTTCTCCATGGGCAACGTCGCCGTGAGCGGCAGCGGTCCGTACACGTACACCATCGTTCCGGCCTTGGGCGCCACGAACCCGACCGGCCTCGAGCTGCCGTACTTTTCGTTCGTGCAGCAAATCCGGCCCGGTGGCTCGGCGGTGCTGGACGAAATGCTGGTGGGCTGCGCGGTCAAGGGCTGGAAACTCTCCATCAAA